ATCATCTGATGCAGCGATAGCATCAAGGATGGTCCTCTCTATTTTTGCAAAGGATAAATCTAATTCTGATTTTATTTCTGGTGGGAACTGTTCTCCTAGTTGTGACTCATCTAATTGTAACTTAAAGAAACTAGTCTGGGGTGGTACAAGACTGAGTGATAGTTTACTTGCTAAAGCTACAACTCCTTTAGCTCCAACGGATTGCCAAGGAGTCTTGAGTTGCTTCATACCTTTAGAGTATTCTTCGTGTCCTCTAATTAGATAAGGTAAGGTTAGTTCCGATGCGTCTTTCGCTTCTGATAAAAACTGGGAACGATCACTTGATAAATAATCATACCTAGCTTTTGCTTTCATTGTTTTATATGTTTAGTGATGAAGTTGTTAATCCTTTTCCAGATCTGCCACCTCTTCCAAAAAAACCTGATGTTCCTCCTCTTTTAGGCATCCATCCGGGTAATTCATTCTGTGTTCTTACTCCTCCAACGGTTTGACCAAATCCCCAGTTTGCATTGTTCCACATGTTCTGCATGTCAGATGCACTCTGTTTTTTATATGCATCAAAGGCATCTCTTAAACTACCGAGTTGTCCTGTTAATCCACCGATCATGTCTCGTAATCCTGAGTCATCATATTTACTTCCTGTCATAGAACCAGAACCAGAACCACTAAAGGGGCTACCTCCACTGCTCCAGTCAAAGTTACTGATCAAATCTGCAGCATGATCTTTAACCTGTCCTACATTACTTCTTGTCTGGTCTCCGTAACCTGAAGTTATAGAATCAGCTTGCTCCTGAGTTAAGTTATAAGCAAAGGGATCATATCCTGACATTGCTGAACCACTACCCCAATCAAAAGGAGATACATATGCACTATCTAAATTTTTTAAATCTTTACCAGTTGCATCAGGATTAGCAGCTAGATGAGCTTGCTGATCTGTATATTCCTTTGATGCTTTAATAGCATCTGCTACAGTTTGGTAAGTAGCCTTACCTGACTTTAACTGCTCCTCCCAATACTTTTGACCTGATGGGTCAGTGTTACGACCAATTAAGTTTTGATATAGTAACTGTAAATTATCAGTGTGACCACCACCAGCAGAATACTTATTGAAGTATTGATGACCTCCGCCCATTCCACTAGCCTTTTTGCTGCCATCCCAGTACGTTCCTAGATCAGCTATGCTGTTGAAATCAAATTGTGTTGTCATTACATACCTCGTGTTGCCGCTATATGTGCAGCTAATGATTTAGCCATTCTTCTTTTAACTCCTTCGTTTTGTAAGTTTGCTTTTCTTCTTGCAGATTTTGCTGACTTCCTACCTCCAATTAAACCCTTACCTGCAAGAATAGCAGCAGCTGCTCCAATAGGACCACCACCACCTCTACGTTTATTTGATACCGTTCTTCCGTCTCTTGTATGACCATGACCACTAAGCCACGGCCCTATTGGTCTACCACGCCATGTTCTTGTAGGTCTAGAGCCTGTGTTTATACGTTGTGGTTTCTTACGTCCACCATATGTTCCTTGAGATTTAGCAGTACCTATTATAGATTTCATTACAGCATCTCTACCTTTAGTCTTAGCTTCATTAGTCCAGTAGTCTCTAGCTCCTTGGTCTAGTTTACCACCACTTATGTTGTGTGAACTGTAGAGATCACCTAACCAATCTGGTTCTGGTCCCATGTTTGGTGTTCTACCACCAGGTACTCCTCTGACTGGTTTAGGTAATCTTAGAGATGGTAACCCTGCAGCATCTCTACGTGAATGAATAAATTCAGGGTGAGAAGATCTAGATATTTGTTCAGCTAGAGATTTAGGTTCTTCTCTATCAGGTATAAGAGCATCAAAGAATGTTGTTTCAGCTTTATTACTTCTCATAGCTTGCTCTAATGTAGCACCTTCTTTTAATTGATTGGCATACATTTTCTTAGCTTGAGAAACAGTTATACCTTGTGGATTATACTTATCATACCATTCTTTATCGGCTTCATATGGATCATCTCTAAAACTAGAAAGTTGTTGTCTAGTAGCAGCCTCTGGAGTAAGTCCTTGTCCTCTACCTGTACGCTGACTTGAATGCCAACCTTTCTTCATAGGATTACTATAAAGTTGTTTGTTAATTTGTAAGCTTTTTATACCGGGTATAGCTTTAGTCAAACCTTTGTATACTCTACTATCAGCAAAGCCTCCAAGCTGTGCCAACCTGTCAGCACTTAGATTGATACTCATGCTGGGTATCCTTTGACTATAATCTCTACCTGTTTTCTCTGATAATCGTTGATATCTTCTACGTGATTGAGGAGTCAGCTGACTCATGTCACGAGTTCTTCTGTTATAGCTGCTAAGACTTGGATGATTAGCTGCAAAACTAGCTGCATTAGCTGCAGCACCTCTTAAAGATCTACCTATACCTTTACCTACTCTACTTGCAGCTTTCTTTACACTTCTAATGCCTCTACGAACACTCTTTCTAGTAACAGAACCTTTAGCTCTACCAAATCCTCCTCGTCTGTTACCTTGTCCTCTTGGACCTCCACTTCTAGTTCTACTTTTACTTCTAGATGAGGGCTTGCTTCTACTTCTATTAGCTCTTCCAAATCCTCCTCGTCTGTTACCTTGTCCTCTTCTTCCTCCTCTACGTCCTCCTTTTTTTGACATGATTTAATCCTCCAGCCGTTTAGCTATCCACTCTACGACAGAGCGTTGTCCTGATTTGTACATGATTGCTCCTATATCTTCTTTAGGATGTGGGTTAACGGGTGGAAATTTTTCCTCCAATTCTTGAAGGATTGCTTGTGCGTTTGGCCCGATTAAAGGCTCAAGCATATTGGGGTAGGTTGACATTGCTATGCTCAAAGAATGCTGGCATCCGTGCTGACCGTGTATCAGAAAGCTGTGGAGCTTTTCCCTCATACATTAATCGGTCTGATGAATCCAGCCAAAAATTTTTGTCCAAATATTTATCGGTAGTATTTATACCTAGTGGTTGAAATATCCAATTAATTGTGGCCTTCCTAAGTTTGTCCAGAGAATTACTAGGGCGTAGACCCATAGCAGAACATACGAGAGAATTACAGGCAACATGAATCTGCTCGTCTCTTGAGATATCTGCCGAGGTCGTGCGTAGACCAGCATCACCACAGAACCTAAAAAAAGGTAAGATAACAAAGAAGATTGCACGTTCAGCTACCAATGCTTTTAATATAGTGTGGTCAGGGTGAGCTTCCCAAGCATCACGTAACTTGAAAGCTTCATATTCTGCTTTTTCATCAACGCCTATAGCGTTCGTGATATAACCAAGGGCGAGATCATGTTTAATCTCGTCCTTGACGTTTGATTCTAAAAGAGTCCGTGCAGATTCGGGAACCTCTTTTTCAAGTGCTTCTGTAATAAATTCGCCAACTGGTAGCTCCATATGGCGTATTGCGAGAGCACGGTAGATGGCTTCTTCAGCTCCATGCTTAAGCTGTCCAGCGGATACCTGTACTGGTGTCCATGTTCTCTTTCTATTGAGTAATTTTTCATAAGGGTTTTTCATTATTCTTGGCAATCACATGTTATAGGGTTTTCTTGTAAAATACCCTGCAAGTAATCATCAACGTCAGAATCATCTAATGCTGCATACGCATCGCTCTTATCTTGTACGTCTCCCATCACCTGAAGGCTGTAATATAAGGAGGTTTGAGGCGATGCCAACCACTCTTCCACGAATTGCTCATCGTATTCTACAACATCACTCCAAGAGTTAAAGCTGTAGCCATGAAGAAGTCCTGTTTTCTCATACATAATCATTAGTTGATCTGCGACTCTCTTATAAGAATCCCAACCAACTTCACTTGCTATTTCTACTTGACCGTAGTTATAGGTTTGCACTCCAAATGTCCCACTATCTCTGTCCACAGAGCGAGAGATTGGTGGTGCAATTTCTGGGGTACTCGTAAAGCCATCCAAATCCTTGCTTCGGTAACTACACGAGGCTGTTGGAGCAATTGCGAATGCTCTAACCATATTATTAGCCCTAGCCACTTCTGCGGCAGCTTCAATACCATATCTAAGTTCACTGGCAAGATGCTCGGCTCTTGTAACGATAGATCCATGATTGTTTACACATTGTAATGCTCTACCAAATTGTTCATATGTTACACTATGTCGTGCGAGGAGGTTTGCGAGACCGAGGACACCGAGGCCAACCTGTCTGTCGATATCAGACGACAAGTATTCTCCAGTTGCTCCAACACCTGTCCGGCTATGGAGGCTGCACAACTCGGACATACCTTTAATGAAACCCTCTCTGATGGATTGGGTTTGACAGGCTGAGAGATTGACATGCTGTAACAAGCAAGTTCCTCGTGAGGGCAAGTAAACCTCAAGACAGACGTTGCCATAAATTCTTTCTCCGTTTTTATCGTGTTTAATTTTGTTTAGCCAGATATCACCTGACTTAATCCCATATATTAACGCATCTTTGGTTGTCTGATTAGCGTCTTTCCATTTTGCATCATCAATGTCGACACACCTCTTGACCCATGGGAGTTCTGATCTAGGAGTTGTAATATAATCGACAATGTCAGGGTGATCGAGATCCAAGTGAAGAACAATCGCACCATTTTTGTATGTGCCCCCTCTGCGTAGAATTTCGTTCAGTACTGAGTAGATTTTTCCAAAAGATACTGGGCCACTAGCTGTCAAGCCACGACCATTGTCGTCCCCTTTAGGACGTAATTTAGATAAGTGTATAGCACACCCTGCCCCATTGCGAAGGGCATGTGATGCGAATCTCCAGCTCGCCTCAATGCCTTCTGGACCCTCCATAGAGTCCTCGACAACAAATACAGTACAGCTCACTGGAAGTCTTGATTCTGGGTTATCCAACCATGATTGGACCCGACCAGTGCGGGAGATTAATTCGGTCATTATATTAAATCAGTTAAATTTGGTGGTGCATAGTTTGGTCCTTTAAGAACCTTACCATCTTCTCGGTATATTGGTAAGCCATCCTCACCGAGTTTAGACATATTACTTTGGTGTACTCTGTCCAATGCTTCATCCAAGAACCAGCCCATGTTCTCGGCATACTGATAACATACATAAACTAGATCAGCTAATTCTTTCAGAGCTTCAGCTGGAAATTGATTATTATTTCTAAATAACATTCCTTCAGCTTCAAGGAACTCTTTAAATTCCTCTACGATCAGATTCTTCTGATATGTACGCTGTTTTAATGTCGCCCCATTTTGTAGGTTGTAACGGGAACGGAATTCCTTCGCCTGACTGGATAAGAAAGTTTTCTTCATGGTGGAGTTCGTTTTGTAAATAGTGAATAGCTTTTTCTAAGTCTTCGCATCGTTTGAGCTGACCACCTTTATGACCAGCTCTACATATATATTTTATTGCATTACCAAGGTGAAAGTTTAAGTTCTGATCACGAATGAAATCCCAGACCTCGATGCTGCCTCTTCTATAGTAGTCCATTTTTTGAGTAGATTGGAGAGTGAATTACCTAATACAAAATTTTGTTTCTGCAAGGCAAGGAATAGAGTTATTATATCATCTTTGTGATCATAATATGTTTGGTCTAGTCTATCCTTTAGAACTCTCATTCTTAGATCTTGCTCCATAGTCAACTGAGTAATCGGTTCTGGGAGTCCAAAGTTTGACTTGTTGTTTTTCTGTGTCATAATCATCAATAGTTAATATTTTAGCTAGTCTTGCATTGAGAATAGCATCATCTTCAGTTAGTCCTTTATCTGTAAATGCTTTGACTGCTGTCTTC